AATTACATATTCATAAATGCCGTTATCGTCCGTTCCTACGCTTATGGGTTCAGATTGTAATAGCTTTATGAAATATACTTTCGTATCATTAAGCAGAAATGAAGAAACCGCCTCAAGCTGTTCGTATAGCTTGTAAGCGGTTTTCTCTGTTTCTGTCGAGTTTTTATTCCAGTGTATAAGCACCGAAATAGGTTTAATATTATAACTTGATTTACCACCGATAGCTCTTACAGCCTCGATTGTTGATTTACGCTGATAAACGCAAATTGCTTTTTCTTTGTTTGCGTCAAGCTTACCTGAGTAGTAATAGTCGGCAATATTAAACTGTTTGAGCCAATTTCGTATATCAGCTAAATAAATCATCTCATCAACCTTCTCATATTTTTTGCAAAGGATTTATTGCAGAAATCCTCGTGCTTTCCGCCCTTCTGCCAATCCTCGAACCAATGAGCCTTTGCGTTTGGATTCTCATCTTTTTTGAAATTGTATTCAGGGTGATAGTAAAGGCGGCGAGCATAAGGTGTTGAAGACACAATAGAAACTTTGCCTTGATTACTTTTTGATGTATCAACAAAAGTGCTTTCGTTCTGCAGTGCTCCTGTGTCTCTTGGAATAACCTGTGCTTGAACTACCTCCGTATGGAGTGCTTCTGCCGTCTGCTCAAGAGCTGCCTGTGCTTTTGCTGTAATAGCTATTATTGCTGTTTGATTTATCTTAATTTTTGATGTGACTTTCACTATATCAAGTCCAATCTCGTATAATTGATTGTGCCGTCAGGATTTCGAGCTTTTTCACCCTGATAGATTTTCCGCTTAACTCCATTCACAATAACCTCGCCGTTTGAAAGCGTCGATAATTCAGGAGCAATATCACCGATAAAATAAGCTTGTGCAGTTATCTGCACAAGCTGTTTATCGGCTGTAAGAACGGTTTTAGCCTTGTCTTGATAATTGCATAAGGCATTGATTTCAAGAGCCTTTAGCGGTTCTCCGTCCTCACTTAAACCCTCTTGATATACTGTAATCGTAATCGGTGTAGTACATACAGATTTAAGCACCAAGCAAGGATATTTCATCTCAGCACCTCACAGCACAAGCCTGTTGACATCAGCCTGCTATAAGTAATCTGACGAACTATACAGCCATTCTTAACGCAAACACCTGTATTATAATCAAACTGCATTGATACGCCGTTTATACCGTATGATTTAAGCACTGTATCGAGCATATCTGCATATTCATCATAGAACTGCACAATCTCGCAACAGCACTCTGTTATGGTTTCCTGTTGATAATCCGTTAAATTATCAAAACCCTTTCCTATGATTCTGTTATAGGTCAAAGTGTCAATTATTCTGCTTGCTTTACGGACAAGATTATCAAAGCTTTCAGGCACTACCGTATAATACTTTAGATAATCTGCTTCCGTTGCATAATTCTGCATAAATCATCACTCCACATAAGAACAGTAGATACCTGCAAGCTTGTTTTCATAGCAATGTGCATAAAGGTTATTGTTGCGGTACTTAAATACATGGCTGTCGCCCTGCTGGTCCTGGTCTGGGGAGAAATACTTGATGTACTGGTCGATAGCACAAACCGCTGCAGACTTTTCAACGCAGAGGAAGTTTACATTCTTGCCAACGCCAACAAGCTCATAATAGGTATTCAAAGCAGATTTTGTAGGAGAAGAAACCTCTGAATAAATGCCACCACTTTCAGTGTAATACTTCTTGTCCTTTACAATGTCTGTGTCTTTAGTTTTTACATACTGACCCTCGGCTTTCTTGTAACCGTAATTTGTAGTACCGTCATTAAGAGTTATTGCAGTATACATTCTTGTCTGTGGCACTTCAATTATGCTCGAAAACTTAGAAAGAACTGCCCTTGACTGTGTTGTATCAAGGTCATCAATGCTTGCTCTAAGTGTCGGTGTGATGAAGAGTATACGGCTTTCTGTTGGTACTTCTAATTCGTCCATTGTGTTTGAGCAAGCGCGCAAAGCACTGACAACTTCCGAACCATTGGAGAGCTTTTCAGCCTTTGTTGTAATACCCTCTGTGCTGCAAATCTTTGCAATTCGTGCGGCATCTGTTTCAGGTACAACCTTAGTACGGATAAATTCGCCTGAAAGCTTTGCAAATGGAGTTTCGAGAGCCTCGTCATTATCAAGTCTATCAATTCTTAAATCCTGAGAACGCTCCTTATCATACTTGACTGTCTCCCACACAAAAGATGTAGAACCCTTTGTATAACCGTCGTTACGGCTAAAATCACCAAGCCCGTCCATATCAAGCTTAGCAATTTTAATTTCTCCGTTGCTGCCTTTTTTTACTGTTACCTCGTCACCCTCAAGGATTGAAGTTTTACTTGCTTCCTTATAAACCTCGTCAAGTAGTGGGAGATATTTTGTTGCTAATTCAATATTATTCATAAAATTTCCTGCCTTTCTTAATTTTTAAGTCCGAATGCTTTTCTAAGCATAGCGTTCTGTTTTTCTTTGTCTTCGCTGTTATCGCCGTCAGCACCGATTTTTTGAAAACCGCCCTTTGATGTTTCGCCTTTAAGCTGAGGAACATCTTCAAGGACCTTGCTTACAGCTGATTTCAGCTTTTCGTCATCAATTTTACCGCTTTCATCAGTAACGCCCGAAAAATCAGCCAATTTTAAAATATACGGTACCGTATCGGCTGAAATACCAAGCTTGAAAGCAGTAAGCGTTGCTTGCTGATTAAGTCTTGCGGTCAGCTCTGACTGCTTGTACTGCTCGATTTGAGCCTGCATAGCACTAACATCAGGCTTATTCTTTTCCCTATTTGTTTTATAGGTATTTATCGCCTGTGTAATTTCCTCCTCGGTCATTCCCTGCTGTGCAAAGTATGACTTCAAGGCGGCATTGCTTGCTCTCTGTTCTCTCGCCTGTACCATACTATCAAGCTGTTCCTGTGTATAAGTTGCCTGTGTTCCGCCTTTGGCAGCGTTGTCCTCTCCGCCCGTATTATTCTGCTGAGCGTTAGCAGTCTGTTGTGTTTGCTGTTCTGACATAATATTTTCCTCCGTTTTATGCCCGTCGGCTTATTCCTCAGCTTTTAATGCCGTCAGAGTTTTGGGCATTAAAAAAGCACCTTGATTTCTCAAAGTGCTTAGTTTCTTTTTATGAATCGTTCTTCGATAAACCTGCGTACTTTCTCTTGCTTATCCTCAGACAGTTCCTCGAATGACTTATCCAAATTCGCAGTCGTCGTGTATTCTACTTCAAGCTCATCAAGCTTATTTGCAAGTCTTAAAATCTCTCCGCTAAGTTGTATGGTTTCGGAAACATCATATATTCCAATTTTTTCTTGCAGATTTTCAAGAATTTTAATTTGAGATAGCAATTTTTCTTTATACATATTATCACCACCTTTCAGCCATAGAAAAACCGCCCTCAAGGAGCGGTTTAATTTATTACTGTAATAGAAACTATTTCTGTTTCTAACAAACCATACAGAGTATTATTTTTCTTTGAGTAAATGTCAAGCTGTGCGATTTCAGGCTCGTTATTCAACGCAGAGGTGTATCCTTTATATTCACCTTCGATTATCACTTCACCCTTGCATACTACCCGAAGAGTTGTTTTATTATTTAAATTTTTAATTGTTTTTAATGTGTTTTGCAAAATCAATAATATCATTCCTTTTTCGGTACTATGTGAGTACCTTTATTACTATAATGAATTTTAAAAGCCTTAGTAGCAGTTTCAGCACCAGATATATCATTTACATCATAGCCTATTAAAGTATTAGTAGTAATCACTTCCTGTTTAGCCCATTTTCCGTTTTTTGTTCTAATTAACATTCCTGTTCCAGCATATTTGTTAATAAGCTTTTGAACTTCCTCGGAAGAAATTATTATATAACTTCTTCCTTCTATATAATTATTGTGTCCTTTAATATGTTTTCCTTGTTTACCATCATTAATCTTTAATTCGATTTTGCCACTTCTGATTACTTTTGAAATATTCACATCTTCTAAATCTATTATATCATCAAGATTAATTTTTTCAACAGGTATTTTCCACTTTCCAACCCCAATATTCCCCAAACCGTCAATAGCCACTCTCTGCCTTTGCTGTGGCAAATCCATAGCTTTTGAAAAGCTTGTATATTCTTGAGAAGTACCTCTATACTTTGCCCTTGCAAGCATTATATCTGTTTCATCAGCTTCACCGTCCTGCAATAGCTTGATTTTCTGCCGTTCTGCTCTCATTCTTGTTTCAAGTTGTCGCTGTCTTTGCAGAGCTTCATATTTTGTATATTG